CCTTCCCAATGCTCTTCGCCTTCGACGAAAGCACGCTCACCGAATACGGGTACGACAGGGATATGCTCGCCGACGATTGGGAAAGATTTCAGAATCTTCTCACCCGACGCTATGTATTTAGTTACTTGAAAGCGCTGAATAGCTTTTTCACTTTCAATTGTGTAGCCGCCGTCAGCTAGAGTGTCCATATAATCTTCAACTTCAGAACCCAGCAACGTGATAGGCTGCCCCATCGGATCAACAGCAGTAAAAACCTTATCTTTCACTAGCTCGCGATGATAAAACGTCACAACTTGAATTGCTTCGTTAGACGCTTCCAACCACGGGAATACATACGAATGCTCGGGGTCAGCAAAGCTTTCTGCGCTCACTTCACCCGGGTCTTCACCGGTTAACTCCTCCACTAACGATCTATATCCCTCCTTGGTGTATGGGGTCAAAATAGCGGCATACTTACCCTGCGACTTATCCATGCTTTTATCGTCGGGATCAAAAAATACAGTGTTATTCGCTTCATTGAGAGGGCGGCGGCGAATAACTTGTTTCTCATCGCCCGCGCGGTTGCTTTGATATTCTGTATACAGCTCCCAAGCTCCCAAGCCGCACACAACAGCCTCGCCTTTCGCGTTATCATACGATTCAAGGGTCGAGTTGACCCTGTCATCACTTAAATACAGGCCGTCCAGTAAGTCGGCGGCATCGTCCCGGCTTTCGTCCAAGGGCTCGAAATCCACTTGAACGGGGTTTGCGCGAAGGTCAGCAACTATCTGCCGTCCAGCTTTACGAACAATATTGAATTCGCCCTTGTACGCCAGAGAGGAATCATCTATCAAGGTATCATCCCACTGAGTCACCCAGTAGAACACTAAGTCATCAGCCGCACGTTCGCGGGTGACTTGATTGTGTGTGTAGGCTTTATCAAAAAGCCGTTTTAATTCTTTTAAATCAATTGTCATCGTCTTCTACCCACTGCTTTTACTTGCTTGGGAATGTATGTAGTTGGCCTGCTTGACTGCACTAATTCGCCTGCTCTTGCTGCATATCTGCGCATCATATAAGCATAACGTGCCGCGTCCAATAAATCATCACGCACCTTAGCGATTTTGCCCGCCTCGTTTCGGTGGTATTGCCTCAGCTCATCCATGAAATCAGGCTGACCTTTAAATACCTTAAACTTGCCTTTGCGCATCAAATCATTTAATTCATACAATCCGTGCTCGACAGAATTACCGCCTGACTTGCCGTTAACCGGTGGCCATGTCGCCATTTCCGGCAGCATCTTAAACCCTGCATTTTGATAGTGAGCTTTTTGCTGAACGCCATCGTCACGGCCTTTTTCGTTCTGCAATCCATCGTGCGGCCATGATATGGAGACATGGTTTTGCCATGATTTAACGGCTCCCCAAGCATCGTTGGCGGACAGTTTGGAAGCTTTCCAGCTATTGACTAAATAAAAGACGCCGTTATCACGATCCTCAACTAACTTCACGTGTGCTTGAGGGTGATCCCACCCGAAGTCCATGCCGCCGATAACATACCAATGATCGGGAATTTCGAACGGATCGCACAACAAAAACTCGTCACTCATATCATAGATGCGTCCATGACCGAGCATGGGCTCACCTTTTGTTCTCATATCTCGTTGGTGAGCTGGGAACGCTTCAAGCATCATCTTGGCTTTTTCTGGGGTGATATGAGGCGCGTCATCCCATCCTTTCTGCATGTAGCGCTGACTTGGGCTTGGGTCGTCTTTGAACTTTATAACTAGATCGGTTCGCCCATTTTCGGGGGTGAACGTATAGATTATGCGGCCCCCTCGCCCTTTGTCGCCGTTAATAGTTCTTGTCAGCACTTGAGGGCGGATAGCTTGGTCTTTAGGTTCTTCATCGATATGTACCCAATCGACAACATCACCCATGATTGCATGTTGGCCCTGCGAATATGACCAAAATTGAATGGTTGACGTTCCAGCCACATGCTGCACATTAACCGATCGCATAGCGTTGGGCGTGCCTGTGGCAGACTCCCAACTAAGAATCTTATCTTTCGGGACTAAACCGCCCTCAAACCCACCGTTAACATATTTACCGAATAAAGCTGTTTGCAATAAGTCGCGGGTTTTCTCCATTGAATAACCCAAGCCCCAACAAGAAGGCGCAAAATCAAACTTATGACCCAGGTACGTCTCTGGGTAATCACCCAAGAGGTGAAGCGCATCAACGGTTGTCCCTGTCCACGTTTTTCCAATTTGATTGCCAGCGCACAGGCACGACTCATGATACCTGGCAGTGCCATCGGCAAAATCTTTCTGCCACGGGTAGAAAGAATTGAAAGTTGATTTGCATAGATTGGCTTTTCGGTCTACTTCGTCAGCTTCCAGGAGCTGCAAGAGTTCAACTTGCTCTTGCTCGCTTAAAGACTCAATATTAACCATCTTTTTTAGCTAAAAGCTGCTGAATTCGATTTTTGCGTTGCTCTAGCGTTAGCCCGTCCGGGGACATTGAGCCATCTTTAGATTGGTGGTCAAGTTCTTGGCGGTCATGATAACCGTGCTTACCCAGCAACAGCTTAGTCAGATTCGCATTATAGTCGCCGCGCATACCACGATTCCACGCCACCAGCTCTTGTTTTTCTTTAATTGTGTCTAATATATCTCTGAATTGCGTCTTTGGGTCGTGTGCCCATCGGTAAATCAAGGTTTTCCCGCGCTCAATATATGAGCAAAGACCGATTGCAGATGGGAATGCGTGACCCTCCGTCTCCCATGCGCCTTCAATGTACTCCCAAGCCTTTTTTTCCAGCTCTTTATTCCAAGTCGTTGGTCTGCCCGCCATAAATTACACCACCACAGTTAAGTTAAAGTCAGGACTTCCCGTTGTCACAACTTTAAGATCAGTGTTCATATCAACTTCAATTGACGTCGGTAAAGCCGTGATTGTACCGTTTTCAAGAGTCCGGTCGGTACCCTCATCATCTGTGTATTTGACTTCACAAGTCGTGCCGACCGTTGTGCCAGCAAATAACAACTGTCTGACACTGCGATTGGCCTCTAAACGTGCAAACGTCCCGCCCTCTGCTTTTGTGTATGTACCTGCTACGCTAATATCTGGCATAACTAAACAACCTCTTCTTCAATAACCGGCTTGAACATCTCGTAAAGAAATAGTCCTTGCGCGCGCGACAATTTAATCTCTACAAAAGGCTCATCTACTTGTAAGAAGTCATTAACCATCTGCAATAATTCTGATTTCTTCAGCACACCCTCTTCAACACCGTCATCCTCTTGTAGCCCCATGATTGCAATGTCTGATAATCGTGAAGCATGTTCAGCGAATGATTCACCAATAACGACAGCTTGGCCCTCAACATATTGAGCAGCATGAGGGTATTTATCTATAACGGCCTGTGCTGCCGGTGCTTTGTAACAATAGTAAAATTGTGACATTACTTATCCCATGGCTCATTGTGTTTTATTGATTTCTTGCAATGATCTCTATCTAACAGATGTAACAATTTGCAGATACGAAAACACCATTTACATTCATGCGAATGCTCTCCAAAAATTTCAGAGAGCGTTTCGTAAGGACTACCGAATTTGGCAGGTGCAAAAAGGATGTTGAGGATTGGGGCAAAGATAACGCTTAAACCTATATCCAGCCAAACCAGAATGTTTTTAAGATAGTCTCGCATCTATGCTATCTCCAGCAAGCGTTTAAACTCAATGCCAATGACAGTGCCGACCGTAGGCACTATACCCCTTGTTTGCACTCGCGGGGAAGGGTTTGTCGCTGTAAAAACTTGGTTAGAAAATGCAGTAACATCGTACGTTGATCCATCAAAGTTCTCTATGTAACCTATTCCTTGGGATATATCGGCGGTGCATCCCGCGATATACGAATATCCTACTGTTAATATGCTACTTGCTTGCACGATTATTGTGTAAATGGGTTCTGTACCATCGAACGTGACATCGCCAGCACCCCACAAATTATCGTCAGCAACCCAACGATTATTTGCAAAAGTAAACCCGTCTTGATTAGCCGCTGGCAAATTGTAATAAGTGATCGATCCAGAATTAATCGTTGAGTTCTCAACTGAAGCACCACCAGATAGACCAACGGGGAATATGCGGCTGTTAGATGAGGTGGCTAGGTCTGTGAGTTTTACGTTAGCTGTGATGCCGTTGGAAAATTGGGTGGAACCTGCCCTTGATCCTACAAACTTAATGTTTTGGCTGCCGTTCAACGCCCATGTTGCTGAACCTTCGCTAGCCCCATCAACAAATAATTCTGCGGTAGTGCTTGTGTATGTCAGCTTTATTGTATGTAAAATCCCATCATTCACACACAACCCAGACGAAGCTATGACAGTCTGTAAAGTTGTGCCAACATAAGCGGACACCTGCACATTTCCGTCGGACTTCACAAAACACACAATTTCATCATTGGCGTTGGTAGCACCCGAAAAGACACACTGAAATGCTGTGACTGTATCAGTTGTACTAACATCCGCCTCCACCTCAAAATCGCCTGCTGGCGTAAACGCTGT